CATCATGGAAAAGAAAGCAACAGGTGAAATAGACTGGGACTTGGAAGCGATCAAGGGTAGTCAGAACTCGTGGAAGGATGAGTGGCTGGTTATCCTGTTTTCGGTTCCCCTGATCCTAGCATTCATACCGGGTATGGAAGATGTCGTCTCACACGGATTTCAACAACTGGAGCAAATGCCTGAATGGTACCAGTACAGCTTGGGCATTATTGTTGCTGCAAGCTTTGGCGTACGAAGCGCAACGAAGTTCTTCGGAAAGAAGTAGACGTGGCTGACGTAACATTCGAACGCATCTCAAAATGGAAGCTTCTGCCCCGCTTTATGATGCTCGTGATGACACTGATGAGTTGGCGTTGTGCAGAGTGGTTTATGAACTTGGACAGCCCCACTGCAGCACAGTCCGCATTTGTAAGCGTTGTAATGGGAGCCATGACAGGTGCGTTTGGTATCTGGATGGGAGGAGAAAACAGAAATGAAAAAGTCGATACAAGCCCCCAAAGGATTTCACTGGATGAAGTCCGGTAAAAGCTACAAGTTGATGAAGAATCCTCCCGGAGGATATAAGCCACACAAGGGTGCATCTACTCGTGCATCATTTGAAGTACAGAAGGTACATAAAAAATGAAGTATAACACTTCTCATTTTCTGGACAAACTGATTGCACACGAGGGCATGGTCCTCACTGTTTATCAGGATACACTGGGTATCGACACAATCGGTATCGGACGCAATCTCAAGGATCGTGGTATCAGCAAGGAAGAACTGGATCACATGGACATCCCATCTATGGCTATCGTATACGAGCACGGTATCACAGAGGCTGATGCCCGCTACCTAGCTATGAACGATATGAAGATCGTCGAGGACGAACTGTGTCGCGTACACGAGTGTGTGAAGGACCTCGACTCCGTTCGACAATTGATCCTGATGGACATGGCCTTCAACATGGGTGTCCCCCGTCTCTGTAAATTCAAGCGCATGTGGAATGCGATACACGAAAAGAAATTCGACGCCGCTGGGCGGGAGATGCTCGATTCGCGTTGGGCGACACAAGTCGGTTCGCGGGCCACTAAGCTTTCGGACGCAATGGTCAAGGGAGAGTTCTGAACGTGAAACACGTCTTTCTCCTGTTCGTTTTCTTGGGCACGGGGGAAGACAAGAAGATGGTCAGTAATGACTTGTACTTTGCCGACCTCAATGATTGTGTGTGGTACGCACAAACCCTACACAAACAGGGAGAAAAGATAACCTCCTACTGTCTACCAAAACTAATCGACAACAACACGAAAGTATATTGATGGACCCCATTTCCGCAATGGCAACTGCTTCGGCAGCCTTTTCTGCAATCAAGAAGGGTTTTGCCGTAGGTCGGGATATCGAACAGATGGCGGGTGACCTGTCACGTTGGATGGGTGCCATGTCTGACTTGGAGCAGGCGGAGAAGGAAGCCAAGAACCCTCCGATATTCAAGAAGTTGTTTGCTGGACAGACGGTGGAGCAGGAAGCCATAACTGCATTTGCCAACAAGGAGAAGGCAAGGCAGCAGCGATACGAACTACAGCAGTGGATAAGCCTGACGATGGGCAAGTCGAAGTGGGACTCACTCGTAGCAATGGAAGGTCAGATACGTAAGCAGCGCAAGGAAACACTCTACAAGCAGCGTGAACGCAGACAGAAGTTTGTAGAGATTGTAGCGTGGATACTGGTAGTTACTGCAGGTGCCGCAGCCCTATACGCCTTCGTCGTCTTTATGAAGGGACAGGTTGCTCACGCTGCAGACCCAGAGTACGTGGCCTGCCGGTTGAAAGGCTGCACCACCGTAGACAAGCAGAGGGTGTGCGTATATCACGGCGTAAACAATACGGTGGACACGTTGTTTTTTCGTATGGACGAGTGGTTCCCCCGCGAGTTTCAGTGTAAGTATGAGCCTAACGATGCCAAGCCACCAAGCATCCAAGAAACACTCAAAGCAATCCGCGAGTCACAAAAGAAATAAGTCCTTGCCAAACTGTTAAAATAGGTGTATAATGCTCTACAGGGAGACCGACATGAAACGACTTGCCTACGAAGCATTGAAGCACAAGTACGAGGCCCAGCAAAAAGATGCACTCTTTGTATATGCGAATTACACGAACAATCCTGCTGCTATCGGTGAACATCCGGATTTGCTTGAAGAAATGGACAAGGCGGTCCAAGCTTGGGCGGATGCTGAGGACAAGCTGGCAGCACTTGCAGTTCTGGATAGCGAAGCTTAACGGGTATTGAGATGACATTCCTAGAACTTATCAACGCTGTACTACGAGAGATCAACGAGGTGGAAATCACTACAGTCTCTTCGACACGCGGTATTCAAACATCGGTGAAGGATTTCATCAACAAAGCCCAGCGAGACATTATCAACTCAGAGATAGAGTGGCCGTTTACTGTTGTTAGTCAGTCGTTCACGACTACTGCTGGAACCGCAGAGTACGCTAGAGAGTCGAATGCAAAGACAGTCAACTATGATAGTTTCACTGTACAAGAGTCCGTCTCAACAGCAGAAAAGAAATTGAGGTACCTCTCATTCAACGAGTACCTAGATCGACGCAATGAGGCTGACACAAACCCTGACACAGGCTCACGTGCTGTGCCAGAATTTATATATAAAACACCAGATCAAAAGCTGGGCCTGTCTCCTGTACCCGACGAGTCTACGTACACAGTCAGGTACTACTATTATAAAACAGTAAGTGACATGACAGCAAACACAGACACACCCACCATTCCAGAACGCTTCCACGATGTGATTGTGAACCGCGCTCGTTACTACACACACATGCTTCGTTCAGATGTTCAGTTCTCACAGCTTGCTCTTCGTGACTATGCGGAGGGCTTGTCTCGTATGCGTATTGAGTTAATCAACCGTAAGGATTACATGAGGGCCGTCTGATGCCAGATACTTCACTACTCAGCCCATTTGTTGTGAAGCTAGGCGGCGGCTTGGTACTAGACAAGGATGCCTTTACCCTACCACCCGGCGCAGCTACACAGTTGCAAAACTTTGAGCCTGACATCAATGGTGGATACCGACGCATCAACGGATTTGCCAAGTTCAATTCAAACATCGTACCACAGACCAGTGCGTCCAGTGAAAAAGTTCTTGGTGTACATGTTTATAAGGATCAGGTAATTGCTGCGAGGGGCACAAAAGTATTTAAAGGCGGTGCGTCAGGCTCGTGGACAGAGATAGATACGGGACGCACAAGTGCAGGACGATACAACTTTGTTAACTTTAACTTCGATGGCACAGACAAGGTTGCGTATGTTGACGGTGCGAATCTCGCTTCTGTCTTTGACAATAGCAGTGTTGCTGACGTAAGTGCCAGCGGTAGACCGGCAGACCCGCAGTTTGTAGAAGTATTCCGCAGTCACATGTTTTATGCTGGTATGTCTGCAACTCCGCAAGAACTTATTTTTAGTGTACCCTTCGACGAGGATAACTTTTCTTCAGGCAGTGGTGCCGGATCGATCAAGGTCGATGGCGTTATCAAGGGCATCAAGGTCTTTCGTGAAAATCTGTTTGTTTTCTGCGAAGACTCTATTTTTAAGATTACGGGTTCTAGTTCATCAGATTTTGCTGTTGTCCCTGTTACAAGAAAGATTGGCTGCGTAGACGGCTTTAGCATTCAGGAGATATCTGGTGATATCGTCTACCTCGCACCGGACGGACTTCGCACAGTTGCAGGTACAGAAAGAATCGGTGACGTTGAACTTGGTACCGTATCAAAGCAGATACAGCCTCGCCTAGACAACGTATCTACAGAGAGACTTTCATCTCTCGTCATACGTGGCAAGACTCAGTATCGCCTGTTTTTTCCCACAGATGCACAGTCAGATGCTGCAGCTTTAGGGGTAATCGGAGTTATCAAGGGCGGCACAGAGGGCGGCATAGGCTGGGAATACTCTGACCTCAAGGGAATCAAACCGTCCTGTTGTGCGTCAGGTTTTATTAGCGGGGTTGAAACGATCCTGCACGGCGGGTATGACGGCTACATTTACAAACAAGAGACCGGCAACACCTTTGATGGCACCAACATAAGCGCAATCTATCGCTCCCCTGACTACACGATGGGAGATGCTGGTATCCGCAAGTTGATGCAGCGTATTATCTGGAACTACGATAACGACGGCGCAGTTAACTCAAAGTTTCGTATTCGCTACGACTTCAACTCGTCAGATGTTCCGCAGCCAGCAGAGTATGATCTAACAACTGGTGCCGCTATTGCCTTGTACGGTCTAACCGCATCGACATACGGCACTGCAGTGTACGGATCATCAGGAACACCGCTGGTACGACAGAGCGTTGAGGGTGGCGGATTTACGGTAGCAGTACGCCTAGACGACACACAGGGATCAGCCCCCATTTCAGTCAAAGGCTACCAATTAGAATTTACTCCGGGAGGGAGGAGATAACACATGGCAGGTTACACTAGACAGTCGTCCTACTCTGACGGCGATACTATCACCGCCGCGCATAGTAATAACGAATTTGATCAGGTTCTTGCTGCGTTCGTCAACACTAGCGGCCACAAACACGATGGCACGGCAGCAGAGGGTCCGGTCATCGGACTTATTGGTGATCCGGGCGAAACCACACCAAAGAACAAGGTTGTTGTTGACAATCCCAACAATCAAATCGAAGTAAGTGTAGACGTATCAGGTACGTCCACCGAACAGGTTGTCTTTAAGGACGGCGTGATTGAGCCGACAACTGACAACGATATCGATCTGGGTTCATCGGGCAAGGAATTTAAGGACCTCTATATAGATGGGACGGCTCACGTAGATGCCATCAACTTTAACGGCACAGCCATAACATCCACTGCTGCTGAACTCAACATCCTAGACGGTGTAACCTCGACTACGGCAGAACTCAATATCCTAGATGGCGTAACATCCACAGCAGCAGAACTCAACATCCTAGATGGTGTGACATCAACTGCAGCAGAACTCAATATACTAGATGGCGTTACGTCTACCACTGCCGAACTCAACCTAATGGATGGCGGCACATCTGCTGGCACAACAGCCGTAGCTGGCGGTGACGGCCTCGTGACCAATGACGCCGGTACTATGCGGCAGACCACAGTTGACACTTTCGACACGTACCTCGCTGCAACCACAAAGACCCTAACAAACAAAACAATCGACGTTGACAACAACACAGTGTCAAACATCGAAGTGGACAACCTCAAGTCAGGTGTTCTCGACACGGACCTGTCGAGTGTTGCCGGGACGGACACTACTCTCGCATCAGCCAAAGCTATCAAGGCATATGTGGACGCGCAGGTAACTGCATCTGACTTAGACTTTCAGGGTGATAGCGGCGGCGCACTCAGCATCGACCTCGACAGTGAAACTCTCGACATTGCTGGCGGCACAGGCATCGACACGTCTGGTTCTAGCAACACTCTGACTGTCGCAATTGACAGCACCGTAGCCACGCTGTCCGGCTCTCAAACACTGACTAACAAGACTATCGATGCCAGCCAGTTGTCCGGCACTGTAGCTAATGCACGACTCGACCAGCAGCTTCAGGATGTGGCAGGGCTGGCTGTAACCAACGGCAACTTTATCGTGGGTGATGGCAGCAACTTTGTAGCAGAGTCCGGCTCTACCGCACGTACTTCTCTGGGTTTGGGCACGGCAGCAGTAACCGATACCGGCATCAGTAGCGGCAATGTAGCTACGTTTACCAGCGGTGCAGCAGACAATGACTTTCTCCGTATCGACGGCACAGCTATTGAGGGTCGATCTGCAGCAGAGGTTCTGTCCGACATTGGTGGCCAAGCCTCGCTGACATTCGGTATCTCTAACACCAACGCTGTCAAGATTGACAGTGCTTCTGTGGCTGACGATGAGTACGCACGGTTCACAGCCAGTGGATTGGAGAGCCGGTCAACTGCAGAAGTCCTTTCAGATATCGGTGGTCAGGCTTCACTGACATTCGGTATATCAAATACCAATGCTGTAAAGATTGACAGTGCGTCAGTTGCAGATGATGAGTATGCTAGGTTTACCTCTAGTGGACTTGAGAGCCGTTCTACATCAGAGGTTCTTTCAGACATCGGTGCTGTAACTGCTGCTGATGCTGCTAACGAAGCGACAGCCCTTGCAATTGCGCTGGGTTAACCTTGACAATCAACGATTAATAACGTATAATATATCCGAAGAGGGATAATCTATGGCTAACACATTCAAAGTTGTATCGCATGACGTTATGCCAGCATCTAGCGGTACTCCAGAAGACCTATACACAGCACCGGGCAGTACAACTACCATTATCTTGGGCATGGTCTTGGCTAATGTACACACCAGTCAGGTCACAGCTACAGTAAAGCTAGTCAGTGACACATCTGGTGGTGGACGTTCAGCAACCAACA